CTGGGTAGTCCAGCAGGGCGTGAGGTTCTTCGCTATCTCCGTTCCATTACATTGGATGCGGTAGCTGGCGGTGGAATAAGCGATGGCGAACTCCGACATCTGGAGGGTCAACGCTTTGTAGTAGCGCTGCTTGAGCGGCGCATTAAACATGCAGAGAAAGTAGAAAGCAAATGACAGAAGCAGATGATAATGTAGAGGTTGAGACCGAAGCACCTGAAGCCTATGAAGTAACGGAGTCAGTAGAAACAGATCGCCCAGAGTGGCTACCAGAAAAGTTTAAAACGCCAGAGGACTTGGTTACATCTTACAGTAACCTAGAAAGCCGTATGGGTAAGGGTGAGGAAGATATCCGAACTTCTATCCTGGACGAGATTGAAGGCGAGGCATTTGCCAATCGTCCTGAAACCTCTGGTGACTACACCCTCCCAGAAGGAACTGAGGACTTCGCAGAAGATCTGGCCAATGATCCAAACGTCGAGTGGTGGGCTGAGTTTGCTTGGGAGAATGGTTTCTCTCAGGATGAGTTTGAAGAGGGCTTGCAACGCATGATCCCTCAGGGGCCAGACCTAGAAGCGGAAGCTGCTAAGTTGGGTGACAACTCTAGCGCTCGTATTGAGGCTGTATCCCTGTGGGCGCAGAAGAATGTGCCAGAGGAAATGTCTGATGCAGTCATGGCTATGGGCGAGAGCGCTGCTGGCGTAGAGCTACTGGAATACTTTATGTCTATGAACGATGGTGTTAACCTTAGCGGCGAAGGGTCAACTGCTGCTGGGCTAAGCCAAGACGAGCTACGCTCAATGATGCAAGACCCTCGTTATTGGGACAACACTCGCCGTGACCCAGGCTTTGTAAAACAAGTTGACGAGGGTTTCTCAAAGCTATATAAATAAAGACAGCAAATCTCCTTGCTATTGAACCGCTAGCGTGACCTCCTCCGCTGGCGGTTCTTTTTTGTGTTGCCAAAATGCAACATTTCAGGCATTATTGCTTGATGAGAGGCCCGTATATAGCGGATGGCCCAGAGATGGATAACCAAGCGATGCGAAACACGGACAACCAATCCTGAAAAACCTTAATCTAACTTTCTTTTTATAGGACAAATGTAATGGCTAACACAATTAACAATGCTTTTATCACGCAGTTCGAATCGGAAGTTCACTTGGCATATCAGCGTATGGGTTCGAAACTTCGCAACACCGTCCGCCAAGCCAACAACGTGAACGGCTCGACTGTTAAATTCCAAATCATCGGCAAAGGCGCTGCCAACACCAAAGCTCGCGGTGCTGATGTTACTGCTATGGAAGTAGCCCACAGCAATGTGACTGCAACCCTGACAGATCACTATGCACCTGAGTATATCGACAAGCTGGACGAGTTGAAAATCAACATCGACGAACGCCAGGCTGTTGCTCAATCGGCTGCTTATGCTCTGGGTCGCAAAACTGATGACCTTATCATTGCTGCTCTTGATGCTGGTGCAAACTCCACAGCAATCAACGATACTGCTGGTGCCTTGGTTAAAGCTGACTTCCTGACTATGTTCGAAACTCTCGGCACAGCAGACATCCCAGAAGACGGAAAGCGTTTCCTCGCCCTGTCTCCTGCTGCTTACGCTGATCTGTTCAACATCACTGAGTTCGCTTCGAGCGACTTTGTTGGCGATCAGAACCTGCCGTTTGCAGGTGGTGCTTCTATGAAAGAGTTCATGGGCATTAAATGTTTCGCTACCTCGGCTGTTGCTGGCGGTAAGAACTTCTTGTATCACAGCTCGGCCATTGGCTTGGGTGTGGGTTCGGATGTTCAGACTGAAGTAAACTACGTTGCTGAAAAAGTAGCACACCTTGTCACTGCTCACATGAGCATGGGCGCGGTTGTTATTGATGACGATGGCGTTTACGAAGTTCTCGACAACAACTAAGTTATCTGGGGAGGGGGACTTATCTCCCTCCCCTACTACTTACAAAGGTGAACGATGCCCTCTACTGCTGCTAATAGTGCTATTGATATTTGCTCACGCGCCCTGATCCTTATCGGCGCTGACCCAATCACATCCTTTGAAGACGACACGACCGAGGCTCTAGTAGCCTCAAATATGTATGAAGACATTGCACGTTCACAACTATGTTTAATGCGTTGGCGCTTTGCTACCGAGCAGGCAGAACTAGCCGCTCTCGTTGATGAGCCTACTGGCCGCTTCGATACAGCACACCAACTGCCTACAGGAATCCTGATGGTCAACGCCATCACAGTATCTGACCAACCTATTAACTACACGATCTACGGCGACAAAGTATTTAGCGATGTATCTTCTACCGAAACTGTTGTTGCTGACTACATATATCGTGCTGGCGAAGAAGATTGGCCATCCTATTTTGTTGTCGCTGTCGAGTATATCCTTGCCAGTATCTTTGCTACTTCTATTGCCCGTGACGGTAACTTGGCTGCTGTTCTCGAGCAGAAAGCAAATCTCTTTATGGCTAAGGCTCGCTCGACGGATAGTCAGCAACAAACTACACGCAAACTAATTACTTCGAGGTTCCTGACCGAAAGGCGTTCCTAATGGCTAAGGTTAAAGTTCCCTTCAACAGCTTTCAGTTTGGCGAGCTAAGCCCCTCCTTTACGTCCCGTGTAGACACGCAGTTGTATCAGGCTGGCGCACAGAAGGTTCGTAACTTCCTTATCTTGGGTGAGGGTGGTGTTAAGAAGCGCCCTGGCACTGAGTTTATCTATGAGTTTTCCAACGCTCGTGACGATACCAAATCAATGGAAATCCGTATTGAGCCGTTTATCTTCTCGGATACTGACCGTTACATCTTTGCGTTTAGCAATGAAAAGCTAGACATCTTTACTATTGATACTTCTGACAACAGCGTGTCTTACACTATGTCTTTGAGCGGCTCTGATAACTGCCCTTGGACTACAGAAAAGCTATCAGAGATTACCTTCGCCTCCTCTGGCGATGTTACCTTTATTTGCCACACATCCTTCCCGCCTAAGATTATTCGGCGCACAGCAGTAGATACCTTTACTACCGAAGACTTTGCGTTTGAGGAATTGCAACTCGGTGCAAACAGTGACGCTTTTGTATTGCAAGCTCCTAAACAGCCCTACTTTGATTTCCAACCGCAGGGCATTGCACTTACACCTAGTTCTTTTACTGAGGGAACTTTGCGCAATTTAGTTGCAAAGAAAATATCGGACGGAACTACTTACCCATACTTTACAACGGATCATGTTGGTAAATGGCTTCTACTAGGAAGTGTCCCAGTTCTTATTACTAATTATACAAGTAGCACAACAGTAAGAGTAACTATTCCAGATGGCGGTATTTATAGAGAGCTTGCTCCTGATAGTGCAGAGGTTTTCTCTGGCGTTAGTTTTGTTCGCGTTACTATGGCTTTACATAATCTTAAGGTTGGTGACTCTGTTACTATTTCTAGGCTTGGTGCTTTGGGAGGTATCACTCAAACGCAGATAGAAGGCTCATTCCCTGTATCTGAAATCTTAGATGAAAATACATTTGAATATAACTGCGGCCACAACGCTAACAGTTCTGCTATCGGCGGTGGTAGTGTGCGTGTGGCTACTGTAGCCCCCACTACTGAGTGGTATGAGCAGTCTTACTCTGATATCCGTGGGTATCCTGGCGCAGTAACCTTCTTTGAGGGACGCCTTTGGTTTGCTGGCACAACAGGACAGCCAGACCACATCTGGGGTTCCAAGTCTAATGAGTTCTTTAACTTCTCTATCGGTGACGGGGCAGCTAACGATGCCATTGATATTGCTTCTAGCTTTGGTGAGTTCTCTCAAATTAGGCATTTGGTATCTAACCGCGACCTCCAAGTCTTTTCCGCTAGTAGTGAAGCATACATTCCTGCTGTTACATCAGCACCTATCACTCCTGCAACAGCTTTGATTAAACGTCAGACGCCATTCGGTTGCTCGTTTGCACGACCACAACCCTTTGATGGCGCTACGCTCTATACGCAAGCCTCTGGTGAAATGCTAGGTTCGTTTGTGTATAGCGAGGTAGAGCAAGCTTACAACACACAAAACGTAAGCCAGACCGCCTCGCACCTTATGCAGTCGCCTTTACAATCAGCATCTATTAAGGGTGGCTTTGACAGGTCTGAATCCTATATGTTCCTGGTAAACCCAGAGGGCAGCTTGTCTGTTTTCTATTCTTCCCGTGGAGACCAGAAAGCAGGTTGGATGAAGTGGGATACGCCTGGTGAGTTCCACAGCATTT